TGATTAAAATTAAAGATTTAACAGTTAAGAACTTTATGAGCGTGGGTAATCAAACCCAGGCTGTGAACTTTTGCAGAGAACAACTAACACTGGTACTAGGTGAAAACTTAGATCAAGGTGGTGATGACAGTGGTAGCCGCAATGGTACAGGTAAAACTACCATTGTTAATGCGCTAAGTTTTGCTCTATACGGCACTGCTCTTACTAATATTAAGAAAGATAACTTAATTAATAAGATAAACAACAGGAACATGCTGGTTACCTTAACCTTTGATAAGGACGGTAACAATTATAAGATTGAACGTGGGCGCAAACCTACAATCATGAAGTTCTATGTTAATAATCAAGAGCAGAGCGCAGAGACAACTGACGATAGTCAAGGAGACATGCGTGAGACGCAGAAGGATATTGACGAATTGTTAGGCATGAGCCACGATATGTTTAAACATATTGTAGCTCTTAACACCTATACAGAACCGTTTCTCAGTTTAAAAGCCAATGAGCAACGTGAAATTATTGAACAGTTACTGGGTATTACTCTGTTATCAGAGAAAGCAGATACGCTTAAAGAACAGATTAGACTGACAAAAGAAAATATCTTTCAAGAATCTGCAGATATTGAGGCTGCTAAGAAATCTAACGACAAGATTCAAATTAGCATTACTGGATTAGAAACTAGGCAGTCAGCTTGGTATGCACAACAAAAGACAGACTGTGTAAAGATTGCAGAATCAATTACAGAACTTCAAAGTGTAGACATTGAACGAGAGTTAACGCAACATGCCAAGTTAAAACAGTATGAAGAACATGCTGCCAAGATTAAAAGTCTTAATAAAGAAAAGTCAACACTTGAAACTGCTGTAATACAAGCAGACAAATCAGTAACCAAATACACAAAAGAACTAGAACAGTTAAAAAACAAGACCTGTCCTGCTTGTGAACAAGGTTTGCATACACATAAGCACGAAGAAATGTCTGCAACAGCTGAGAAGAATCTAGCAGATGCTATGATTTATCTGCAGGGTGTTAGCGACAGCTATGCCAGTGTCATGCAAGAGTTAGAAACCATTGGTGATATCAATGGTAGACCGCAGACTTATTATGACACTATTGAAGAAGCACTGAAGCATCAAAACAATCTTGCTAGTTTAGAAACTGCATTAGCCACAAGACAACAAGAAACAGATCCTTATCAAGAACAAATTGACGATCTTAGACACACAGCTATTCAAGAAATATCTTGGGATAATGTTAATCTGTTGAATACAATGAAGGATCATCAGGAGTTCTTGTTAAAGTTACTGACAAATAAGGATTCGTTTATTCGTAAGAAGATTATAGATCAAAACCTTGCTTACTTGAACAATAGATTAACCTACTATCTTGATAAGATGGGGTTGCCGCATCAAGTAAGTTTCTTGAACGACTTAAACGTTGAGATCACACAATTAGGACAGGATCTAGACTTTGACAACTTGTCTCGTGGTGAACGTAATCGTTTAATCTTAGGATTAAGCTGGGCATTCCGTGATGTGTGGGAAAGTCTGTATCAAAGCATTAACTTATTGTTTGTTGACGAACTTATTGACAACGGATTAGACGCAAACGGTGTAGAAAACGCATTAGGTGTTCTAAAGAAGATGGCACGTGAACGCAAAAAGAACATTTATCTAATCAGTCACAAAGATGAACTAATAGGTCGTGTTAATAACGTGCTTAAGGTTATTAAAGAAAACGGCTTTACCAGCTACGCAAATGATTTAGAGATTGATTAATGAAGTATGATGAGTTGCACGATCAACTGTTGAAAGAATTTAGAGCTTACTTTGAAGACTATCAAACGTGGGCAACTACAGAGTCGCATGCCAGTGGTATGCGATCTCGCGCACATTTGTCAGAAATTAGACGAATTGCCAGCAAACTTAGAGTAGAAATATTAGAAACACGTAGGCTTAAACCAAAAATTAAATCACCCGCATACAGAGCACAACAGCTCGCTCAAAAACAACAGGCAGATAAAGGCACAGATACTAACTAGTTGATGTCATGGTATTATCAAAATGCGTTAGTTGAAACCCTACCCGAAGAGTGTATTGGATTCGTTTATTGCATCACTAATAACATAACTGGTCGCAAATATATAGGCAAGAAATTAGCAAAATTCTCTAAAACAACTTACAAAACAGTAAAACAAAAAAACGGCATAAAGAAGAAAAAGAAGATTCGTTCTAAAATTGATTCTGACTGGCGTGAATACTATGGCTCAAGCGACCATCTAACAAAAGACGTAGAAACTCTAGGCACAGAAAATTTCAAAAGAGAAATACTTTACTACTGCACATCAAAGGCTGAATGCTCATACATAGAGGCAAGAGAACAATTTACAAGACGTGTTCTCGAAAGTGACGACTACTACAATGGACACATTGCTGTTCGTGTACACGGAAGTCATATCAAAGGCAAACAATTAAACGGTTAAAGCTCGCACAGGCTAATTTCGTGTGCCGAACAGAAGAAACCTGGACCCAGGGTCGCAGGAATCCGTAGTCTCTCGCCGTTAAGAGCACTCAATCAGTATCCTTTACAGGACCAAGATCGCAAAGCTGCCGCGGTTTGATTGTTTCAAGGAATTAAAGGCAAAAAGAAGGGAGAAATACCCTACGTTTGCATGTATGTTAGCGTATACATGCGGGCCGCCGTCATAATAAAGACACAGCTCGAGGTACCGGATGACCGCCTCTGTAACGCTGTAACGCTAAGTGATAAATGTGCAACTCAGATAATGTTGATTTTATTTCTTTGCCCGCAAGGGCAAAGTGTGACTGAACAATCTAGATAATATTTAAATGCTTCGCATTAATCATTATTAAATAAAAAGAAAAATAGTTCGAGCAAAGCGAAGAACAGATGTACGCAAGTACATCATAATATAAATATACTACTATGAAGATTACTGAAATTACTGCTAGTTCTGATAACAATGAGGTTACTCTAGAATTCTTAGGGGCAGCTACAGGTGCATATAAAGCCTATCAAAGAGGAAAAGCATTAAAAGCTACACAAGCTGCTAGGAAAGCCCGTCAGGCTACTAATATATTTGGTATGGGCAAGTATTCTCTTAAAGGTCTTAAAGGAAAAGAACGTCTAGCTATGATTGCTAAACGTGCAGAAGTAGGCAATGCGGCAGCACGTGGACAAGCTCTTGTAAAAAGTTTTCCTGCTAAACTACTTGACATAATTTCATTATTAGGTATTGGATATTATGTATATGATTACTGGACTAAAATAACAGTAGTTGAAGATGACCTCGAATCATTTGCTGCTGCAATTAAAGCAGGCACTGCGGTTCCAGAAGAAAATCAGTTCAAAGGATTTAAGTCAGAAGAAGAAGCTAGAGCAGAAGCTATTGCTATTAGAGAAGAATTGCTAGGCATGGCCACTCTGAGTATTGCGTTATCTGCAGGCTTTGGCGCAGGACTAGTAAAGAATTTTGGAAAGATAGTAAGCATGATGCCTATGTTAGGTGTTCCTGGAAAAATTATTACAGCATTTGGTAGTAAAATTGTTGAACCACTTGGACGTTTAGGCGCCGCTGGATTATTACTTTGGTTTGAAACTGATAGTGGCAAGGCATTTTTAAAAGAGTTTGCCGGCAGCATTATACTATTAGGCAAGGGTGTCTCTACAGCAATAACATTTGGTGTAGGATTAATTGACGATGCAGAAGCATGGCTAGAGAAAAAAACAGGAAAAGATATACCTGGAGTTCCAGATGCTGCTAGATCAAAGATTGCACCTAGTGCTGCGGCTGATGCAGCAGCCGATGCTAAAGATGCCGCAAATTCTATAACCATAGGACCAGTTAGAGCCACTGATAAAGATGGATTTCTTAGAACAGACGGTGACTTCTTTGCTAATCCAGGAGTTGTAAATGCAGTTGGTAGTGCATTACGAAATGGAAAAGCTAATCCTTTAGATGCAATTCCTAAAAAACCTGGTGCTACTTACCCAACATTTACACCAAGTTTAAACCGCTTTTCTTCGTAGCATCTATATTATCTTTGATAATATCATTCATGATCATGCGATCTTCGTACGAGTACATGTGAAATAGATCAACACTGTTTACTCCGCCTCGCATATACCAACTGATTCTAAATATATCATCTTTGATGCTCTTGGTCTCACCTTCAAGCTGTCTAACATAATCTTCAATTTCAGAGTTAGTGAGTCTCAAGAGCCTTAGACGAAAAAACTTGATTGATCCAATGTAACAGCAATAGTGTTTTCTGTATTACAGTTACCACAAATAACTTTTTGTACAGGCATATCCCATACTTCTTTATTTTCTTCTAGCTTTTTCTTAATCAATTGATATGATTCACGGTCAGCATTTTTAAGCCATTCTTCAATAAATGCTTTATCAGTAACTACTTCGTTTTCTACTTGAACTGATTCAATTGCTGTTAGAAATAACTGCAACTGTAATTCTGATAAATTTTTATAGAGTTGATCTATTTGTTGCTGTTGCTCATCTACAGGCAGATCAGAAGTTTGAAATAATGTTTTTTGTAATTTAAAATTCTCAATACTAAAATAATTCATTTCTTCGTACTGTAAGGGACGAATTTTAATAGTTAAATTTTCAAGTATACTAATGTTATTAACAAACTTTAAGTTACTAAAGTATTCAAGAATACGACCTAATTCAATTTCATAGTCACTTTCTTCGCTACAGTTATCGCATTTTTTAGTAACATTCATTTTATCGCCAAATGTAGCAATACGAATAGCTACTAGCAACGCATCAATATCAACAGCTGGCATTAGTTTAGCATTCTTAATGTACGGGCAGCAACTTTCTATTACTTTTGAAGTAGCATCACCAGTAAACAGTGCATCTGGAGTCTTCATTATGATTTCGTCCATGCCGCTCATTGCAAAAATAGGAACATTATTATAGTCGCCTACTAGTGTTCCTGGTTCATAGTACAGCCCTTTACTAGGAAGACTGATGTAGATCTTTGGTTGTCTAAAAAACTTCTGTAATGGATTATGATTCATTTTTAGTTCCGATAAATATATTATCCGTATTTATATACGCAGATTACCCCAGGAAACAATAATGGCACTAGAAAAAGAAGATGCAAAACTCATAGCCGAAGCATTAAACAAGCTAACCAGTAAAGGTAGTGGGTCAAATGCTGCTATGGGAGAAAAAGCAGGATCATTATTTGACCTGATGAAAAGTCCTACCACAGCGTTTACTGGAACTATAACAGCAGCAGGAAAAGGTCTAGATTCACTGGGCAAAGCATACGAACGAATAGAAAAAGAAATGGCTGCAGGCATAGGTACCTGGAGGCAGCTGTCAAATTCTGGAATTACTTTTGGAAATGATATTATTGGTATGGGCGCCGCTGCAGCTGGTACCCGCATGGAAATGGGAGAGCTTGCTGATATAGTTGGCAAGAACTCAACCTTCCTAGCAGGATTCGGCGGAACTATTAATCAAGGTGCTGTAGAATTTGCTAAAACCAGTAAGGTTATGTTTGACCAGTACGGGGAAACTACTGACAGACTAAGACAAATGGGTCTTACTAATAAAGATCTAAATGAAACACTGGCATTGCAAGCTGGCATGATTGGTAACAGCATGCGAAAAGGCGAAGCACGAGATAAAATTGCAATTGAATCAGCAACTGCCTTGGCTAATGAAATGGACCTAACTGCCAAGTTAACCGGTAAGAGTCGTCAGGAACAGATGGAAGGCGCTAAGAAATTGCAAGCAGATGCAGCCTTTCAAATTAAGTTAGAGCAGGCTACTCGTAACATGGGCGAGAAAGAAGCCGCAGAGTACAAAACAAAGATTACTGCAGAATATACCAAAGCTGAAGCTTTAGGATTAGGGCAGTCATTTAAAGAAACATTTACCTATGGTCAGGTGATGAGCAAACAAGCAGCCAATGAACAGGTAATGGCTGGCCGAGCAGGTATTGAAAGCGCAAAAGCTGCACAAGCAGCAGCGTCTGGTAATTTTGAAAAAGCTGCTGAGCACAATGCAAGGGCCATGGATGAATCTGCTAAAAACAATAAAGATGCTAGTTTTCAAAATGTAGCCATGTTGAATACGTTTGGAGGTGCCGCTGGAGAAACTGGTGCTAGATTGTACATGGCTAACAAGGCACTAGCTGATAACATTGAATTGTTAAAGAAAGATCCTGAGAATAAAGGTAAGTCCGATGCAGAAATAAGAAAAATGGCTATTGAGAAAGCCACTAAAGAACAAGATGCATCAACTGGCGCAACTAAAGCCATGGTCAATGCTGAACAGAGATTTAAAGATGCCGGTAGTGTTATTCAAAATAGCCTAGTTGTTCCCATCCAGAAAGATTTAAATCCTGCACTAAACAAACTAGCTGATACAGTATTAGGTGCAAGATCAGCATTTATTCCAGGCGCTAGAGAAAAAGGAAATATTGGTGCAACAGAAGGAGAGTTAAACAAAGGCAGAGCGCAGTACGAAAATAATGAAGCACCCAGAGGCAGTGCAATGAATGCTGTTGGCTATCAAGCAGCAGCAATATCTGGTAATGTGGGCAAAGGTGCTGAAAAATTAGTAGATGCAGTAACTCCTGCAAAACGTTCAGGCGGTACCTATGGTGCTGGCAAGATGTTTGAAGATGTTGGTGCAATATTAGAAATTACTAAACCAGGTGAAGTTGTTCTAAATGGCGAGCAACAGATGAATCTTGCTAAAGGTATGATGGACAAAGGTGCTGCTAGTGCATTTAGTAACTTATCAAAGAATTTAGATTTTAGCAAAATAACAGCAGGCATGCCTAGCAAATTAGAAATGCCTAAATTGGAAATGCCCAAGTTTGAAATGCCTAAAATTCCTAGTTTAGACCTTAACAAAATATCTCAAGATATTAAAACTACAGTTAGCGGCGGCACTGCTACTACAGTTAAAGGTCCAGACATGGCAGAACTAGCAAAACCATTTGAAAAATCGTTTGATGAGTTTGGTGCTAACTTTGATGATGTAGTGGCTAAAATGGCAACTGATCTACAAGAAGCAATGCCAATGGATATTATAGATCAAACTGCTAATGCTCTTGAGTTTGCTAGTAAACGTCGTCAAGAACTTGAAGATATAATGAACGATGGTATGGCAAGAAGCAGTACAGAATGGGATGAGATATTTGACGAAGCTGAACAACTAGACGGTCAAATAGAAAAGTTAACTAACAAACAGTTAGATGCTATGTCTAAGTACAGTGATAGCTGGAGTGACACCAGCGATGTAATGGATCGAGTATACGCCGACATTGACAGTGCTATACCTATAGATACAGAGTTTGGAGATCTTGAAGGAGCAATGAAACGTCAAGCACCCGAGCAACAATATAAAGATACAGAGTTTGGAGATCTTGATGGTGCTATCAAGAAAAATCAAGCAAACGATGCTATGCAAAGCATGGTACAAGGATCTAGTCCTACAAAACTAGATCGCGGCATTAGTATAGATAGCTTTAGTTTAAGCTCAAGTGGGTTGCCTATTGCTAAGCCAAAATCAATTGCAGCAGCAGTTCCGGAAAAGAAATCAGAAAAGTCTGAAGCAGAGCAAGCTGAAGAGAAAAGAGAAAAGATGAAAGCTGAGATAGCTAAACAAAGTACAGAAGCAGACAAATCAAAAGAAGGCGCTACAAAAGCTGCCGGTGGTGAAAAAACAGCTACTCTAGACGACGTAGTTAAGAGCTTAAATGCGTTAAATACTAAGATGGGACAACTTATCTCTACCACAGAAAGTGGTAGTAGAGATGTTGCCAAAGCTGCAAAAAGTGGCAGCAATAACGTATACGCGAGATAATACATGAGTTGGAAAAAATTCTTTACACCTGTAGCTGTTGATGCTACATCTGGCAACTATAGTCCCATGGCTAATGGAGCTTCTCGCCCAGGGCCAGCTCGTGCAAACTATAGTTCCTATTTGCCAGATGTCTATACTGGTGCACCTAACCGTATTGATCGCTACTTACAGTACGATACTATGGACATGGACAGTGAAGTTAATGCTGCTCTAGATATTATTGCAGAGTTCTGCAGTCAAAAGAACAGAGAAAATCAAACTCCTTTTACATTGTTTTACAGAAACAAAGCCACTAATAGCGAAATCGCTATCCTTCGTGAGTACCTACAGCAGTGGTGTAAACTACAAAAATTTGAAACTAGAATCTTTAGAATCGTGCGTAATGTGTTCAAATACGGCGATGCCTTCTTTGTTCGTGACCCTGAAAACAAAAAGTGGACCTACATTGATCCAGGTAAGATCACTAAAATTATTGTAAACGAAAGTGAAGGCAAGGCACCTGAACAGTATGTTATCCGTGACCTAAATCCTAACTTTCAAAACTTAGTTGTTACGGCAATTAACCCTAGCCAACAGAATAGTAATAACCGTGGCACTGCATTTGTAGCAGGTGGCGCCGCAGCTAGGGGGCAAGCAGGATCATACCCTGCTAGCAACGGCACACGTTTTAGTAATAATCAAAACGAAGTAGCAATTGAAGCTAAACATGTAATTCATTTAAGTTTATCAGAAGGTCTTGACAACAACTATCCATTTGGTAACAGCTTGTTAGAAAACATTTTTAAAGTGTTTAAGCAAAAAGAATTACTAGAAGATGCTATTCTAATCTATCGTATACAACGTGCTCCTGAACGTAGAATCTTTTATATTGACGTGGGTAACATGCCAAGTCATTTGGCTATGAGCTTTGTTGAGCGTGTTAAAAATGAGATTCATCAACGTAGACTACCAAGTGCTACAGGTGGTGGTACTAATGTTATTGACTCAGCTTACAACCCATTAAGTATCAACGAAGACTACTTCTTCCCGCAGACAGCAGAAGGTCGCGGATCAAAAGTTGAAACACTTCCAGGTGGTACTAACCTAGGTGAAATTGACGATCTACGCTATTTTACCAACAAGTTATTCCGTGGTTTAAGAATTCCAAGTAGCTATCTGCCTACAGGTGCAGATGATAGCCAAGCGCAGTATAACGATGGGCGAGTTGGCACAGCATATATTCAAGAACTACGTTTTAATAACTACTGCCAACGCCTGCAAAGTCTAATGCAAGACGTTATAGATCAAGAGTTTAAGTTATATTTGTATGAGCGTGGTGTTAATATTGACTCAAGTTTATTTGAAGTTCAGTTCCAACCTCCGCAAAACTTTGCCACATACCGTCAAGCAGAACTAGATGGACAGCGTGTACCACAGTTTCAGACCATGAGTCAGATTCCGTTTATGAGCAAACGATTTGCTATGAAAAGATTCTTAGGTATGAGTGATGAAGAGATGGCCGAAAATGAAAAAATGTGGGCTGAAGAGAACGGCAAAGGCAGTGCTATTCCTACTGACAGCTCAGGTGAGCTTCGTGGTGCCGGCATTAGTTCAGCAGGTATTGAAAGTGATTTAGGTGACCTAGCAGATGATACTGCACCGCCAGAAGCTGGAGCAGCACCAGGTGAAGCAGCAGTTCCAGGTGCAGCAACTCCAGTGCCAGCGGCTGCACCTCCTGCAGCATAAATATTATTATGATACTTAGAGAATTATTTTACGCTGACAAAGATATGAAGTCAATATCTAACAACTTGCAATACTCGCCAGGTCACGATACATCTAGCTTAAAACGTAAAGACACACGTAAGACTAGACTGACTCTACGTCAAATAAATGAACTTAGAAAAGCATCAGAGAGCCATATTCTAGAACAAGAAAAAGAATTAGAACTCGTCCAATCAATGTACATGACTCCGGCAGCTCCACCTGCCTGACATTAAAAATACAATTTTTTAGAAATTTTTTTCTAAAATATGTAAAAATTCCACCATTATACCCCATTTATTACAATTAAGTGTAAATATATTTGACAGCCTTGCAATACAACATAGGAGATAAACATGACTGATCGATCAAAGTTCGAGCAGATGCTAGAGCATCTTGTTAATGAAGAAAGTGACAAAGCCAAAGAGCTTTTCCATCAACTAGTAGTTGAGAAATCCCGCGAAATCTACGAAAACATCTTAGCAGACGACTTCCAAACAGAGGAAGAAGAAACTGAAGATGATGAAGCTGTAGAAGAAGCTGAAGACAAAGACGACGAAGACATGGAAGAAAGTTTTGGGTTTGCCGAAGCTGGTGATGAAGAAGATACAGGTGACATTGGTGGCGACGCCGGTGACGACTTTGTAGATGACATCGACGCAGAAGGCGGCGACGAAGGTGACGAAGAAGGCATGGGCGGCGAAGGCGATATTGAAGATCGCGTAGTTGATCTTGAAGATGCACTTGACGACCTACGTGCTGAATTTGAAGCATTAATGGGTGACGAAGAAGGCGGCGACATGGGCGGAATGGACGACATGGGTGATGACGACATGGGCGGAATGGACGACATGGAAAAAATGCCAGAAGACAGCTTCATGCGTGAATACATTGAAAAAGTCAGCACACCAAAAGGTGGCGACAACGGTGCAAACACCAAGTCAGTAATGGCAAAATCAAACAATATGGGCGGTACAACTGCTAATATCGTAAAAGGTGGAGAAAGCACAACAGGCGGCACAAAAGGCGGTTTGTTAAATCCATCAACTAAAGAAGAAAACTTTGGTAACGTTAATGTCCCAGGCGGCAACGCAGGCAAGACAGCGTTTAAAAAGAAAGAACCTGGACACGGCGCTGAGAAAAAAGCAACTGGCGACAATGGCGACAGAGGTGCTGATAGCCCGTTAAATGGCGCTCCTAAAAGAGCAAAGTAAGTAGAAGACGATGAACTATCTTCGAGAAAACCTGAGTTTCGACCAAGCAAGAGTGGTCGTTGAATCCGATGGCGAGAATGGAAAGAACCTTTACATGAAGGGAATTTTCATTCAAGGCGACAAGAGGAATCAGAATCAGCGTGTTTATCCTGGAAGAGAGATTGCCAGGGCTGTCAAAACCCTGAACGATCAAATTGCAGGTGGGTACTCAGTACTTGGCGAAGTAGATCATCCAGATGACTTAAGAATCAACCTTGACCGTGTGAGCCATATGATTACAGAAATGTGGATGGATGGCGCAGACGGTTATGGAAAATTAAAAATCTTAGCAACACCCATGGGACAACTAGTGAAAACTATGTTAGAAAGTGGAGTGAAGTTAGGAGTATCAAGCCGCGGATCCGGGAATGTCAGTGATGGCAGTTCCGGTGAAGTATCAGATTTTGAGATTATCACAGTTGATGTGGTAGCTCAACCTAGTGCCCCTGGCGCATACCCTACACCAATTTATGAACACCTGATGAATAGTCGCGGTGGTTATAACAGCTTACGCATAGCGCAAGAGGTTAAAGGTGACCCTAAAGCACAAAAATATCTCAAAGAGAGCTTATTAGGTATAATAAGCAAACTCCAATAAAGAGGAGAATCACATGTTGGACGCACTAAAGAATTTGTTTGAAAACAACGTGGTTTCAGAAGAGATCAAAGAGTCTATTGAGGCTGCTTGGGAAGCTCGCATCGTCGAGAACCGTACACAAGTAACTCAACAGCTACGTGAAGAATTTGCTCAACGCTACGAACATGACCGTCAGGTTATGGTTGAAGCAATTGATCGCATGTTAGGCGATCAATTAAAAGAGGAAATTCAACAGTTTGTAGAAGATCGTAATCAATTAGCAGAAGCTAAGGCACGTTATGCAGTAAAAATGCAACACGATGCACAGGTAATGAAAGAGTTTGTAACTCGTCAATTAGCTAGCGAAGTTAAAGAATTACATGAAGATCAAGTACAAATGGCTTCTAAGTTTCATACACTTGAGAAGTTTGTAGTTGAAGCTCTTGCTCAGGAAATCGCAGAGTTCCATACAGACAAGCAAGACATTGCAGAAATGAAAGTACGTTTGGTACGCGAAGGCCGTCAGGCTTTGGCAGCCATGAAGGAACAATTCATTAAACGTGCAGCTACGTTGGTCGAGAATACAGTTGAAAAGACTCTGTCAAAAGAGATTGGTCAATTGAAAGAAGACATCGAAGCAGCTCGTCGTAACGATTTTGGTCGTAAATTATTCGAAGCTTATGCTAGCGAATATCAAAATAGTTACCTAAACGAAAAATCAGAAACAGCTAAATTGCTCAAAGTCATAGACAAAAAAGATTTAGAAGTTGTAGAGGCTCATCACGCTGTAGCACAAGCAACCCAGATCTTAGAAAGCAAAGAAGCAGAAGTTAAAGCTCTAATGGAGAGCAAACAACGTCAAGAAATAATGGCAGAACTAGTAGGACCTTTGGCTTCACAGCAAAAGGCTATTATGAGCGAATTACTTGAGAGTGTACAAACTGGCAAACTACGCAGTAGTTTTGACAAGTACCTACCGGCAGTTATTGCTGGCGAAGCTCCACAGAAGAAGAAGGCATTAGTAGAGGCAAAAGAAGTAACAGGCAACAAAGAAACCCACAGCGTCAGTAGCAGCGAACACGATCACAATATTTTTAATATGCGTCGTCTAGCTGGAATTAAACATTAATTAGGAGAAAATAAATGTCAGAACTACTAACAGGCCGTTGGGCAGAAACAAAAGAAGCACTTCTTGAAGGCCTTCAAGGCACTAAGAGATCTGTAATGGCATCTACACTAGAGAACACACGTAAGTATCTAGCTGAGAGTGCTAGCACAGGTGCTACTTCTGCCGGCAACGTCGCAACATTAAACCGCGTGATCCTTCCAGTGATTCGTCGCGTAATGCCAACAGTTATCGCTAACGAGTTGGTAGGTGTACAACCAATGACTGGTCCAGTTGGTCAAATCCATACTCTAAGAGTTCGTTATTCAGATAGCGTTTCTGGAACATATGGTGCTACTGCTGGTGAAGAGGCACTAAGCCCATTCAAGATTGCTGAAGGCTATTCATCTAATGATGGCTCTAAAGTAACTGCTGCTTCTACTGCATCCTTAGAAGGTGCTGCTGGTAAGCGTTTAAGCATTCAAATCTTGAAGCAAACAGTTGAAGCTAAGACACGTAAGTTGTCAGCTCGCTGGACATTCGAAGCTGCTCAAGATGCACAAGCCCAACAAGGCATTGACATCGAAGCAGAAATCATGGCTGCTCTTGCACAAGAGATCACAGCTGAGATTGATCAAGAGATCATTGCATCTCTAACAACACTAGCCGGTTCACAGAACACAGAAGCTTATAACCAAGCTGCTGTATCTGGTACTGCTACATTCGTTGGTGATGAGCATGCTGCTTTAGCTGTTCAAATCAACCGTGTTGCTAACCGTATCGCCCAGCGCACACGTCGTGGTGCTGGTAACTGGGCAGTTGTTGGTCCAACAGCATTGACAATCCTACAATCTGCTACTACAAGCGCATTTGCTCGTACAACAGAAGGTACATTCGAAG